GACAATGAAATGCCACATTTGAGGCATCCGCGTTTTCTTCGTTTTTTCGTGGAAGCAATCATACTGAATATACGATCATTTTAGTATGCCAAATTTAAATATAGAGAACAAAGAAATTTTTGAGAAGATGAAGAAACAACTTCTCATGATGGATCCGGTATCATTTTGCGAAGCCAACTTAACTTTAGATGGTGAACCATTCTCACTCACAAGCAATGGGTACAAGCCCTTCAGTGATATCTACAGATACATTGGGATCAAAGCATTAGAGAAAGATTCCAAACCAGTTATTCTAGTAAAGGGACGTCAGGTGGGAGCTACTACCATGGCAAGTGCTCTTGAGATGTATTTTATGGGATCTGGTTTGTTTGGAGATGGATTCCGTCCACCAATTCGTGTCATTCATGCATTTCCTCAGTTAGAACTGGCGGCAGCCTATTCAAAAACTAAACTTCAACAAATGATTGCTCAGGCTAAGATTCCTGAAGGTACGCCAGAAAACAAATCATCTCGTCCAAAGTCTTTCATGCAACAATTGCTTGATACTACAACTCCGACTAATGACTCCTTGCATTTTAAGCAGTTTATGGGAGGAAACCACTTGTGGATTGAGTCTACTGGTGTAGATGCTGACAGAATCATGGGTCGTACTGCTGATATTCTTTTCTTTGATGAAGTGCAGAAAACAACAAGTGTAGCTATTGGAAATGCTCTTAAGATTTTAACCAACGCTAAGTATGGTAAGCCTACTAAGGGTGTACAGGTATTTTTCGGAACGCCTCGTCGTAAAGGTTCAGATTACCATAAGATGTGGCAATCTTCTTCCCAACAGTATTATTATCTTGGATGTGGGAAATGTAAAGAGTATTTCCCACTTTATACTCCAGGCTCTGATGACTGGGAAAAAGTTTGGATTTATGGTATGACTGTTAAATGTACACACTGCGGTCATGAACAAAATAAACTAGAAGCTCAGGAGCGTGGTAAGTGGGTTGCACTTAAGGATCCTAATGATCCAGATTGTGCTATGGTTGGATTTCATATCAATCAGCTTTACATGCCTAAATTTACTAGAGAGGATATTGAAAAAGAAAAACCAGGTAAACATCCAATCAATACAGAGCGCGTATTTCAAAATGAAGTTTTGGGAGAGTTTTATCAAGGCGATGCGACACCAATGTCTCCAGAAGATATTCGTGTTAACTGTGCCGATTTTGAAAGAAAATTTAGTCCTCGCATCATGTCTCCAAAAGGTATGACACAGTATTTAACTGTTCTTGGAATAGACTATGGCGCCCGTTCAGATTTAGAACAATTAGCTGATCCAGAAAAAGTTAGACCAGCAGGGCAGTCATATAGTACTGCCGTTGTTTTGCAAACCAAAGGTCCAAGTATATTGTCAATTGAGTTTGCAACTAAATTCAAACGTAATGATATTGAGGGCAAGAAAGGCCTCATTGATCAGCTAATGAGACAATACAGCATTCAATTAGCTATTGGAGATATTGGTTATTCTAATGACTTTTCTGCGCTACTTCATAATACATATGGAGATAGATACTTAGTATCACGTGCCCATAATAAGGTAAATGAGCATGTTAAGTTTAATCACGAAGCATTTCCAAAAGAAATCATTTTTGAAAGAGACTTTTATATTAGCGAACTCTACGATCAGATGAAAAAAGGATTGATTAGATTTCCTTATGGAGATTATGAAAAAGTTGCGTGGTTAATTGATCATTGTTGTAGTATGGAATTAAAGCCTTCTATTTCTAAATATGGTGATCATACTGTACATTATGTTAAAGGCGGCACACCAAATGACGGATTTATGGCACTATTGAACGCTTATTTGGCATTTAAATTCCTAGTAAGTAGAGGATTTACAAATAATAACCCTACATTGCATAATACTAAAAACCTGACCAAACCCATGGTAATGACTGGATATGTTCCTAGGAAATTCTAAAGCTACCTAAATATTGAGCTTTACTGATATATCATATTTAGTGTATTCTAGTAGAGGGTATAGTGGAACAGAGGTTACATGGCTGGCATTAAAAAATCAGGATTAGGAGAACATCCGTCCTTTTCAGCGAAGTTCTTACAGGGTAGATCCACAATTCCTCAAGTAAGTGCTATTATGGCACAAGGTGTTTCTGGTGAAAGAAGAATAATTCTTTCAGATGAAGTAGATCAAGGTTATTTTAGAGATGGCTCAGGACCAAATATTAATAAGATGTCTGCTAATATGCCGACCAATGCTTCTAACGTAGCATTTTCTGTTGGTATGAAGAAAAATGCTCAAGCTGTTAGCAGTTCTGGCGGCATGTTTCGTGGCATTCATGGAGATTCTGTTAAACAAACTCCTGAAGTTTATTCTCCTCTTTGGCTAAATTCTAATTTAAATCTACCTCGTGATAGAGCTACCATTAACGCGTGGTGCCGCAGCTTTTTTGCTTTGAATCCATTTGTGCATAATGCTATTAGTTTGCATAGCACATACCCTATTAGTAAGCTATCTATCAAATGCCCCAACAAGGATATTGAAAAATTCTTCGATGACATGATCGAAGAAATTGATTTAATGAATATCTGTGTACAAATAGCTCAAGAATATTGGCTTTTAGGAGAAGCATTCGTTTATGCAGAACTGGATGAAGGTAAAGGTAAGTGGAGTCGCCTACACATTCAAAATCCAGATTTCATGATCGTTAAGCGTACCGTCGTAGCTAGCGAACCAATCATCATGTTGCGCCCCGATGAGAATCTCAAAAAAATCATTTTTTCTAATCGTCCAACCGACATTGAGCAACGTAAGCAGCTTAACCAGCATATTATTGACTCAGTTAGACGTGGTGAAAATATTCAACTAGATAATTTCCATGTATCACACTTGGCTCGTAGAATCAGTCCTTATGAAATTAGAGGTACTGGACTTCCAGTTTGTATTTTTCGTCAGTTGATGCTTTTCGATAAGCTACGTGAATCTAAATATGCTCAATCTGATAATATGATTAATCCATTGACTTTGGTTAAGATTGGTTCGGCAGATTATAAACCAACTTTTGCCGATCTTGAAGCTTGGAGAAGTGTATTTGAAGAAGCACAATATGACAAAGACTTCAAAATTTTTACCCATGAGGGTGTAGCAGTTGAAAGAGTGGGTTGGGGTCAGGGCATCTATGATATCTCTGGTGATATTACCCAAATACTTAAAGAAGTATTTATTGGTTTATTCGTTCCACCAGTTATGATGGATGGTGGTGATACAACCACTTATGCTAATGCAGGTGTTGCTTTGGACATTCTACGTCAAAGATATATGCAATTCCGTAATATGATGTCTATTTGGCTAAAGAATAAGATTTTTGCACCAATTTCTAAAATCCAAGGATTTTATGATTACTCTGGCGGTGAGAAACAACTTATTGTTCCAGAAATTGACTGGAATCACATGTCTCTATTTGATGCAGGTGATTACATCAATAGCTTAATTACATTATCTCAAGGACAAGCTGACCAAAAGAGAGTTTCTATTCATACTCTTTACCGTTCATTGGGTCTTGAATATGAAGATGAAGTACGCAAGATGCGTAAAGAAAATATTCAGAATGCAATTGCTAAGAAAGAAATTGCAGCTCTAGATCAATTAGATCTTAATGCTCTTCGTGCGCTGGATGATGAGGATGAAATCCCAGAACCAAAACAACCGGGTGCAGGACAAGAGCAGCCAGTGCCAGGAGAATCTTCAGGCGGAGCACCAGGCGGATTACCAGATTTGGGTCTACCAGGAGGCGCCCCACCTCCCCCACCACCTCCAGGCGGTGGCCCACCTCCTCCACCACCTCCAGCAAGCCCTCCAGCAAGCCCTCCAGCAGGCGGTCCTCCAGCAGGTGGCGAAGCTCCCCCACCCCCGCCTCCAGCATAATCTAATTCAATTGAATAACCCTCTATTTGTGAATAATCTAGCATTGTTTTAGTTATTGCGCACAAGTAGAGGGTTTTCCATGGATAAATTAGCTCAAAGCAAAAGACAAACAGGTCGAGGCTTCTTCAACAAAGTACGTGAAGTTGCTAATAAACCTACTGGTTTTTTGGAAGGCATTTTTAAGCCTGAATTAGACCGAGTAATGACCGCTCTCAATGATCTAGATGATCGTATTCGTTCTGAAATTACAGGTACAAAAATTGGTAGAGCTGAAGAGCCAGCTATTAAAATGTCCGGCAAAGACCTATTAAAAGAATCTCGTAAGGCTTTTAATAGAAGAGAGTACATCACTGGCGTTTCTGATTTAGCCATGTTCCATAAAAAGATACAAAACATGGTAAATGAGATTGATAAGTTTTTTGTCGATGTAAATAAAATACATCACAAATTTTTATTCCAAGGTGTTAATGAAGATAAGATAAAGCAACTTCGTGAACACATGGAGCCGAAGGCTGCATCTCTTATTGCCGATCAATTACTCAAAGAGGCTGGTCTTATTGATGATATTGTAAACATTGTTTCTAAGCGTGGTCGTGGATTGGCTGCTTATGAGAAAACTTATCCAAAAGAGACTAAAGATCTTCGTGATATTGGTCTCAATGTATTAAGCCAAGCTGATACACTATTAGAAACTGTTATTGCTTCTCTTAAAGAAATGGCCACCGCACGCGCCACTCGTAGTCCAGATGATTATATGAATGCTGGTCATAAAATTAAATCAGCTTTTGCTAAGTTTGACAAATCATTTAAAATGTACTACCAAGAGGCAGTATTACCTTGGATGAAAATTAAGGATGATGTTGAAAAGCAAATTGCTCAACAGAAACAGCAATCAACTAATGTATCAAATATTGGCAAGACTGAATTAGGCGTTGATATGCCAGGGCCACCTCCAACAACTCCTGGCGGAGGATCTCCTGTTGCACAGCCGGTTCCTGTTCCGAATGCCACCCCTACTCCAGTAGCAAATCCAAATGATCAGGCACCAGATACTCAAAGAACTCCATTTGTACCGCCAACAGATCCTAAAACTAACCCATTTCTAACACCAGCAGATTCTCAACATGATCCATTTGCGAAGGCTGAGCAGTCAAAGATTCGTATTGCTCCTATTGAGCCTCCTAAAGTTAGAGCGTCCCCCGTTAATCCGCCAAAAGTTAGGGTGGCCCACGCTAATTTCTATAAATCATTAGAATCAATGAGTAATGAGGACCCTCGCATTTTGTGCGCTTATATTGCTAAGTATGCAAGGTCTATTCAAGGAGATGACCCAGAAACAGCGATTAAGTTATTTTCTGTTGTTAAGCAATTGAAAGGCTAAGGGAGAGTTATGGGAAAACAAGTACCTAAGACTAGTACACCAGTCTCAGATACGCAAATGGCACAGGCAATCATTAATGTCTGGAAGCGTTTGTTTGGTACAGCTCCGTCTAAAGAACAGGTGTATATTATTATGGCTCAAAACGCTATTGAAACTGGTCGTAATAGAAAGGCTATGCATAACTATAATGTTGGTAATATTATAGTTGGTAATACAGATCATGATTATTTTGTAGGTGGTGATTGGATGTATGCTGATAAATCGCAAACCACCAAAAAGAAAATTACTCAGAAATTCAGAGCATATAATACTCTAGAAGAGGGTGTGGCAGATTATCTTAATTTACTAAGTAAGAGTAAACGTTATGCTACATCTTGGCAACATATTCTTCATCCAGATATTCGCGCTTATTCAAAAGCCCTCCATGACGCTGGGTATTATGGAGCTAAAGAAGAAGAATATACTAAAGGGTTATTAGGGCAATTTAGTAGTTTTAATAAAGGAACCTCATATTCTTCTGCAATGTCCGGTGATAAGACCCAACCACCGGCAATGATTGCGAAACAAGATACAAGTGATACAGGCTTTATGAACTTGCTAAATCAATTTCTCGCTCAATTTAGGAAAGCTGCAACCAATTACAATCTAAAAAAATTGTATAAAGCGGCAATGCCAACCCATGATATTTTAATCAAGATATCAGCGCCAGATCGCGTTAGTGCAGTGGAATTCTCTCAAATTCTTTGTACCGCTTTAGAAGAAGACTTACTTGCAACTACATATCCATATACTGATGGTCGTGAAGTAGAAGTTGAATGTTCCATCTCTGGCCCAGAGAAAGAATGTTTTGCGGCAGTAAAGCAAATGTCAGAGGCTATCTCTGAAGCATTTAAGGATGCTACATCTAAAATTGGTGGAATTACTATTGAAACTAAACCGATTATGAATAAAAAGTCATCTTATCAACCTATTAGCCCAAGAAGCGCTGATACCAACCACAGGAACTTCCTGCTTAAATTTATTTAAGGAACAAGATGCCAACTGAAAAAGAAATTGTGGATGCCGTAAAAACTCATCAAGGTTCCGGAAAAACTTTTGCTGAATTTTTAGCAGAAGTTTTTAAGGACAAGTTTATTGAAATTTATGTTGGCGACTCTTATGAGGACGTAAGTACCGAACAGGTATCCACTACTTATCCCGCTGTATTTTGTGGTAAAGTTGTATCAGCTTATCGTGAATGTCTTATTGTTAACTGTGCATTCGTAACTAGAAATAAAACTTTAACGCTTGGTAATATTATGTTTATTAATGAAAGAGCCATAAGAGCGCTTAATGAAATTGATGGCAATGGTACCTTAGAAGAAATGATGCTTAGAAGTAAAGAATCTTTAGAAATCAGAGAAAGATTTATCCTTAACAAATGAAGTGAAAAATGACTAACTTGGACGATATCCTACAGCTTGCCAGCACTTATGAAGAACAGTGCTTACAGGGTCTGGTGAAGTTGGCAAAGATTCGCCAACTACCAGATGGTAGTTATCGTGTACTTTCTCAAAAAGGCAAAGATTTAGGTACGTATAAATCTAGAAAGGCCGCCGAGAAACGTTTGCGTCAAGTAGAATTTTTTAAACATCTTGATAAATCTAAAGCAGATGATCAAGGAAACGCTATTGCGGCTATTGATTTAACTAAGGCTGATGAGTTTAGTTATTCTGCTATTATGCGCAAGCTACGTCAAAAAGCTAGTCCTGAGCAAGTAAAAACATTCCTTACTTTGTTTAAATCTCAATTTGATAGAGCTGTGAAAAACAAAGTTCACAAACCAGAGAGAATAGCACTACAAAATGCTATCATCAAGTTTCATAAAATCCATCCCATCAAACTTGACAAGAAAATGGTTAAATGTGCAGCTATTGCCGAATTGGGCAGCCCTGATAGTGTGGGCAAGTACTTATCTGACATTGTTAAGTTTATGTTGTTTAGATTGCCAGTTCAAAAACGTCCAAGAGCAGCACAGATATTGAAACAAAAATTCTTAGTACTCAGTGAGAATGCTATTGCTGGCAAGAAAATGCCAGCAGCTTCTGTGTATGGTCAAGCTATTACGTTTATTAAGCATGTACTATTTAATCAAGATGCTACTTATATTAGAAACGTACTAAATAGTTTATCGAGGAACTTATGATCATAAGATTTCGTCCAGTTATTCCTGGCATTTTATATCGTGGTTCAGCTCCAACACCAAGAGATGTATTAGAGTTAAAAGATAAACTAGGAATCAAAAAAATCATCAGCCTTGACAAAAATGCAGGCGAGAAAATCTCTCGCACATGTAAGATGTTAGGTATTAATCAGGTCAAATTATATATAGATCATAATAGAAAGAGCTTATATCATTTTTTATCACAAGATATAAAAAAACTATTTCTACAAGATGGCCCTACTTTTATTCACTGTCAACAGGGTAAAGATAGAACTGGATTAGCATCTGCATTAGTTAAATGTAAATTTCTAGGAGTAGATCCGGAAAAAGCAATTCAAGAAGCAAAATCATTAGGATTTGGTATTGGTTTACCAGAAAAAACAGTAAAAACTTTCGAGAAGATCATTAGACACTGTAAGCCAGAGAAAGATATTAATAACGCTGATATAGTGTCTTTAGAGAGGGAATATAAGAGCGATCCTCGTGATTCTTTCTTAGATGAAGCACATCAAGGATCATTCGCCCCGCACTTGGATCCTACCAAACAATATCCAATGGATGCGGTTTATCCATATATAAATGACCAATCACCTACTCGCCAAAATTATCCAGATACATCATTATTCTGGCATGATCCTGAGAAGGGTAATGTAATTCCTAATGTTGGTGAATTCGATAATGATGCTGGTCAAAGGGGTTTCGGTCCAACAGAAAACTACAACGGTTTCTTTTCAGAGGTAGGCCACTGAATGATTAAAAAATCTTATTCTGTACAAATGAGTTATGACGTGTCTGATAGCGAAAAGCATCAGGCAGAAAAGGCTCTTGTGTATTTTAAGGCTGCCAAAAAGTATCTTGTACAAGCCTCAGATCATCTAAACATCATGAAAACTCCATTTAAGGATAATCAGGATGTAACGCCAGAAGAGATTATTAAATCACGTGCTGTTATTAGGCGCTTCCGTGATAAGGCTATTGAAAATTTTGATAAGTTTAAAAAGGCGGCATTTGATTGTGTTAATCTAATGCAAACATTCTCTAGTGATACTCAAACTCTTAAATTAATGAAATCATTCATTTCATCAGTTGACGATCTAGAAGTTAGTGTTAATCAGTTTGCTGAACTATTTGATGATTTACAGTCTAAAGAGTTCTCAAAAGATGTAGTTACGGCAATAGAAGGCATTCAAAAGCAATGTGATGAGATTGATGAAATTATTGATGAAAGAATCAAATCTCATATTCAAACGAATATTCTAGCTACTAGTTGGGTAGATGCTATTAGCAATGATTTGCAGATGAAAATAGAGAAGAAAACACCATTAATTGTAGATCTTTATAATCAAAGACAAGAACAATTAAATGATGCAGTAGAGGAAAGGAATACCACCAGAGAGTAAGAGATGGTAATATCGCTGTATAATAGATGAAGTTTTCGGGTTCAAACCGGAAATTTGTAGCAATATTATATTATACCTGTGTGGCCTCCCATTTGGAGAGTTTATGTTTATTAAACACGGTGATGGAAAAATATTAAACGTCGTAGACGGTGAAGAGCTGACTGAAGAGCAGAAGAAAGCTGTCAAAAACGTGTCTAAAGAGTTCGTCAAACAATCTGATGAGTCGACTGATTCTGTAAAAAAGAAGTCAGGGAGCTAATATACATGGTTATTGTTAAATTAGGCGAAGCCCACGAGATTAAATTGGAGAGTGTAGAGTCATGTCTTCCAGAAGTAAGCGCTGAGGTTTTAGAAAACTTCAAGAAGTTTGCAACTAATCTAAAGAAGATTGCCCCTAAAGCTGAAGACTTTCTATATTTCTCCGCTGTCATGATGCATGCAGCCGAAGCATCTGCATTAAATGAAGACGGTACACCTAGATTAACACTTAAAGGCGAACCAGTACAAGTAGGTTGGGACACTAGTGGTGGTACATGGAAATGGGCCAGTAATGATCCAAATGTTCGCCCATATAAGAATTCTAATGGCGATATATTTCCAGAAGCCGAACTAATTAAAGCTTACAAGAAATGGAAGCACAAGCCTCTTTGCGTGGATCATAAATCAAGTTCCGTAGAACACGTAAGAGGATTTATTGTTGATACCTATTATGATCGCAATCTCAAGAGAGTAATTGCATTATGCGCCTTAGATAAGGCAGGATTCCCTCAATTAGCTAGACAAATTTCAACAGGCGTTTCTAACTGTGTATCCATGGGCACCGCAGTAGGAAGAGCTATTTGTTATGATTGTGGTAGAGTCGCTCGTGCAGAGGCAGACTTCTGTAATCATATGAAAAACAAGACTTGCTACGGTGAAATTAACGTAGACCTCAACCCGATTGAGTTATCTATCGTTGTAAATGGTGCTGATCCTAGAGCCAACATCAAAAACATTATCGCCGCAGCTAATACCATGAACACTTATCTAGAAAACCGTGCTAAGGAACTAGAAAAGGTGGCATCATCCTATCAAGCTACTATTATCAAGAGTAACGAGACAGGTGGTGCAGAGGTATCTGACACTAATTCCATTACTGTCAGGGGTGAATCATTAGAGTCTTTCAAGCAAGATTTTGAACGAGGACTAGAAGAATTAGAGTCTCTTAATTCAAAATTTTCTCAAAAAGGTACTAATTCTTCAGCATCTAATCAATCGTCGGGGTCGATTGCCACGGATGACGGCGCACCCACGGATTCAGGATTGGCTCTCCAAACTCCGCAAACTAACAGGTTTGCATCCGCAGATGTAGAGGCGGAATCATTAGCTGAGCTTCAGCAAGTAACTGCGTCAATCGAAGCAACGCTAAGTCAAATGAAAAAGAGCTTGGATAAGTTAGCTAAAACTACTTCTACAAAAACACAAGAGGAAAATATGTCTGGATCAAAAGAAATTAATAAGCAAGCTTATTTCCAGGGTGGTGGTGGCGTTAATGAGCCAACTCCAGGTCAAGTTAAGTATCCAAAAGACGGGCTCAATGAGCAGCTTCGTGAGAACGAGGACAAGCACATGTTGGGTCAGCCTCCTTTCCCTGAGGTAGGTCCAGTCAATGGAATGCACCCTTCACCAGCTTCGGCTGATCCTTCTGGAGAGTTAGAGCGTAAGAAAATGCTTGCTCGTGCAGAAGCAGAAGAGCGTGCTCTCAAGCGTAACTCTATTGTAAATATGGTTAAGGATACCTTGAAGAACAAAGAGGCTTACTGGCAAGGCGCTGGTGGTGTTAACGAGCCAACACCAGGTAAAGTTAAGTATCCAAAGGATAAGCTAAACGAAGAGCTTCGTGATTACGAAGATAAGCAGATGGTTGGCCAATCACCATTCCCAGGTGTTGGACCAGTTGATGGTATGCATCCATCTCCAGCTTCTGCCGATCCTAAGGATGAACTAAAGCGTAAGCAGATGCTTGCTCGTGCTCAATTAAGAGCAAGATTTGTTAAAGCTGCCAATGGCGATGGTACTCAGAACAAAGCAAAAAGTGCTTGGGAAGTATTCCTAGGCGATAAGCTATTGCTTACTGCTTCTGTTGATGAATTAGCTGGTGGAAATACTGCTGTCCTATATGACTCAATTGCAACTAAAGAATTTGGTGCCAAATTGATCGAAAAGGTTAAGGTACAAGGCGCTGATGCAGTATCTAAGCTAATTAAGAAGGCACAGGCAACTCCTCCAGCTCCTCCAGCCGGCCCACCAGGTGATCCATCTAGCGCTACTCCAGGTGATATGGGTGGTGGCGATGCAGGCGGGCCTCCAGTAGAAGATGCTGGTAACTCTGGCGATCCAAAGCAACAAGCTTTAGATTTGGCTGAGAAAAATGTACAGATCAGCTCTGATTTGCAAGAGGCCGTTCGCGCTCTAACTGGCGAAAAAGCTGAAATGGGTAACTCAGATGCTGGCGGCGCAGCCCCAATGGCCGCTGATGACAGCAAAGAGTCTACTGCTTCTGATAAGTTTAGTTCAGCTACTCTGAACACTTTAAGAAGAGAACTTAATGGCGCACTAACTCATGCTATGAAGGAATCTATTGCAGAACTTGCAGAACACAAGCAAGAACTAGATATGATTGTTGGTATGTATGATAAGGGTGCTGTAACTCCGAACAACCAGGAATTTGTAGGAGCTATTGTAGAAGATGCTTTTAATGAGGCCAAGACTGCTATGGCAGATGGTTTCAAGTTAATGGCAGCTTTCGTTAAGTATGCTCGTGGTACTAAGGCCATTGTCAAGCGTGCTGAAATTGAATCAGAATTGCAAGCACTAGCCGAAGGAGATACCGAAATGAGCGACGAAAAAGATAGTCACTCCGCAGACGGCGGTGACTTGATGGATCTAATCAACGATACCAACGCAGATTTGGATGCCGTTCAAGAGATGATGGGTGATGATCAAGATCATGAATATCATGAAGGTGGCCTAGATTCACTTCTAGAAACCGATCCAATGGTCACTGATGAGCCACTAGCTATTGAAAATGAAGACCCTCTTACAGGTTTGGCTGACGACAATGATATCATCTTTGAACAAGGTGAGAAAATTCCACCAGAGTTGGCCGGAAAGAAGTTGACTATGGCATCTTATGATGATAGAGCAGGCCGCGCTGCCCTCAGGGCCAAGTTAGCTGCCGATGCTCTTGGTAAGGAAGAAGACGGAGAAATCCAGGATATGTCCAAGCAGAAGTTTAGTGACATGTTAGATGCTTCCCAGAAGCACACTGATGGTCAAACTGAATTGGACGTTAAGCCATCCGATAATCTCGGATTGGTAGAAACTGTTCAAGAAGTGAACAAGGCCATGATGGAAGTTGCAAAGGTTCCACCAAAGGTTCGTAAAGAAGCAGAAGTCATTCAGAAGTTAGTTTCTGAAGGCAAGCTTGATCCAAAAGACGTAGATGCTCTAGCATCCTACGGATTGGATGGTGAAGCAGTTGCTTACTGGAAGAAGTACTTTGGTGAGGTTGAAGGCGGAAGCGAATTTGCCAGTGAAATGGTAAAGGAGCATGTCAAGTCTGCAATGGAAGAAGAACTTAACCAGTTCCGTGTCAAGTTAGCTCGTGCATACGAATTAGCTTATGATATGGCTGACCGTGGTCTCTGCTCTCACAATAGAGCAACCATCTCTGATCAGGTTGATCAAATTATGAAGTTCAATGATGATGCATTCGAATCTCTAAAGAAGGTTGTTGCTCGTCATGAACCAGGTGTTCTCCGTAAGACAGTAGGTACCATTCCACAAGTTGGTCTCAGAGTTGATGGAGAATTCTCTCCAGCTCAAGCAGTAGAGGATGACTCTTACGCCCAGTTGTCAGCCCTCTTTGGTAACAAAAAGGGTGTGTTCTAAAGCAACATAGAACGGGGATACAAATGAAAAACCAAAGCGTATCAGATTTTGTAGCTGCAACAATGGATGCAGTTCTAAACAGCAAAGAACACAAGTCTCTATTTGATGTTCAGTACAAGTATGCCCAAGACATGAATGCTGCAAAGGATTCATGCAAGAAGTGTGGTAGTGGCCATTCTGACAAGGATTCTTGTATGGCAGATGATAACGATGCACGTAAATCTAAGAAAGATGACGAGGACGAGTCTTCAGCTTGGGACGATAACGATGCTCGCAAGAAGAAGGATGATGAGGATGATAAGAAGGATGACAGTGATGCATCTGATAGCCTTGAACCTTCTGTTGCTTTCGATGTCGCTATCGATAGTCTATTAACTGCCTCCGCAGCTCTTGACCAAGTCGGCCTTGAACGTGGTTCTGCTCTTGTTCTAAAGATTGCTTCTTTGACTGTTGAAGCTAAGAAGAAGGATAAGAAGGATTCTCAGTCTGCTAAAGACAAGAAATCCGACAAGAAGGATTCCAAGAAGTCTGATAAGAAGGACTCTCAGTCTGCTAAAGACAAGAAGTCTGACAAGAAAGACTCTAAGAAAGACTCTAAGAAAGACGATAAGAAATCTTCTAAGAAGTAAATTGGATTTAAACAATGTTCAAACAAGGCAGCTTTGAGGACGAACTCTATCGTTCGATGGAGAAGACTTTAGTCAAAAACCAAACCGAAAATAGACACGGATTCAATAAGTTAGCTAAAGCTGCTGATCTTTTGAATACTGCGGCTGATATTTTTGACCGCGCAGGTATGCACAAAGAAGCAGAAGAGGTTGTAAAATTGTTACAAGCTCTGGCCATTGATATTAAAGAAGGTCAAAATGGCTAAGTCGCTTTTCGAAAATGAACTAATTGCAGGAATGGAGCAGCAATTGCGCAAGCAAGCCTTGGCTGAGAAGCCGAGCCTTACTAAGGCCGCTGATTGCCTCCATGCCGCTTTAGAAATTCTTGAAGAACAAGGATTGACTGCCAGGGCCGACCAGCTTTTGCAAATTCTACAAAAGATTGGACAAGCTAATGAAGCCCGTGATGTGCAGGAAATGCCATCGCTACCAGCATTAATGGAAGCCGGAATGACTCAACGTGATTTCCATGAGTTTTCGAAAGGTAATCCAATAGCAAAAGCGAAGTTCAATCTAGTATTGCGCAGTTTAGGATACTCTGATCATCAAATTGGTAATTTCATTGGTAAAACCAATGTTATGTCTGAAGATGATGCTAAAGCTGTGTTAGATCCAAATCGTTCTTTTAGTAAAATTTATGATTGGATGAAAGATCCAACTCAACCAGTAGATCCTACAAGCCCTCAGCCAGGGGAAACTATTTCTATGAAGAGTTTGCCAATCACTGTTCCAGGAGACACTATTTCTTTTAAGAGCATGAAAGAACCAACTGTTCCAAACAAAGATGATTTAGTGTTCAAAAGTATTGCCGCTAAAAAACCAGGCAGGCCAGATAAGCATACTAAAAGATTAACTCCTGAAAAAATGCTTAAGAATTTAGAAGGTCATGGCTTTGTATTTAACTTAGCTGATGATGGTATGTTAGATGTACCACCACCATTAGATATGAATAATCTGAAAGAATCGGATTTTGAGCCAGAATTTGGCGAATTTGCGACTTTATTAAAATCCGATATAGATGATTCTGATGATCTGTTTGCAACAGACATCAACGACACTCTAGAGGTATCAGAAAATGATATTCCAATAGATGATTTCGAGGACGAAAGAGATTAACTTTTTATAAATTCTAAATACTTTTTGTATTTTCTCGGTAGATAAATGGTAGCATCTTGATATAACCAATCAAGAATTTTTCTGACTTGAAGATTGCCGCTGACTGATAATGTAGTGGTTATTTGATTGGTTTTAGGTCTTGATAATGATTGAGAGCAACTTATATTAAGTTGCTCTTTTAATATTTTGGCCGCTTGCTGACAAAATTGTTTGGTAGATACAATTTTCCAAATAGTATTAATGGCCTTTTTATTTTTAAATTTGTTTTGATAAATACAACCATTTCCATCACTATAGCCACGTAGAAAATGTCTAATTAACTCATTAGGAACTGTTGTAGGAAAATTTAGAATAAGAGATTTATTGGGAACACAGCCATGCGAGATAAGTTGTTCACATATTTCTTTTTGGTTAATTCGAAAGTACGAGTAGCTATATGGAACTGCCCCAGGAGACTCAACTTTTGATATTTTGATAGGTGAAGATGGAGACATTATATCTCTGAACTTTTCTAAAATATATTGATCAGTAGATTTGAGTTTAAGAGATATTGTATAAGCATTATTTTTATTTTGGACACACCCATCAGAATAAAGAAATCCTAAGAAGTATGCCGCCTTCTCATTATTGATATCTTGAAAAAATGATTTATTGATGTCATTGTATATAATCTTTTTACCAATTTTTGTTTTAATTCCATTACGTTTTAGAATGCCAGAAATGCTTGTTTGAGCACAATTTAGTTGTGCAGCTATTTCCCATTGTTGTTTTCCACTGTTATATAAATTGATAATGGAGCTAATTTCGGATTGTGTGAATTTTCTTCGCATAACCAAGTATATAACTAATAGTGGTATAGTTGTGATAAGGATAGTTCATGAAAAATAAAAATCTTTGCACGCATTTTGAAATCTGTAATGATTTCGGGTGGATACCATTTTAAGGCTGGTCCAGGTGGGCAACACTTTGCCCGTCAGTTTCATTGTTGATCCATCCGCGGAATTTCAGCCGGGCCAAATTGCAGAATTAACAGTTATTGGTAATCAAGTTATGGCTACCGTTAGTAACGGAACGGCTCCTATTGGCGTTATCGATGATATTAAAACCAAGGCATTTACCAATGTTTCATGGAACGAAACAGTTATTGTTCCTGCTGTTGGTGTTCCTGGACCAAACAACACTTTAGTTACACCAGTTGATATAAAAGCCGAATTAAGAAAACCAAATATTGTTCCATCCAGTTTTAATTCTACTGTTAATGTAGTATTAAATCCTGTGAATGGAATTATTACTTTTGTGGCCGGCACTCTATTAAATTTTGATTTATCAGGTACAGGGCAGCCAAATGCCATCAAAGCAATTGTTAATTATACTTATCAAGTAGCTAATATTCCAGGAGATGATAGTACTGCCGGTTCTGGTAGAATGACTGTTTGGTATGAAAGAATGTTTTTTCAAACTGACCAGTATGAAACCAATCAACAATATCCAGTTCGTGCTAATTTATATGTTAGTGAAAATGGATTTTTGACTACTCGTAGACCAAGCCCAATTCATCCGGCCGTAGGTATGGTTACTGCGCCCCCTACTCCAATGAATCCCATGATTGAGGTTTTGTGGTTTTGACTTGACGCGTCATTGTTTGACGCAGTTATACAAATACTTTGCAAGATATCCAGAGCAAACTGTACAATATATTCATTATGCAATGTCAAAATACGGTGTTGATAATTTTGTTTTTGAGCCGATAGCCACTTGTAAAACTCAAGAAGATACGGATGAAGTAGAGTCTCTTTTAATTATCCAGTATGATAGTAGAAATAAAAACAAAGGGTACAATTCAAGAATTGGTGGAATAGAGGGCGGCCGTGGCGCAATTTCTGATGAAACTAAAGAGAAAATACGCCAAGCCACTATTCGACAAATTGCTGAAAAGGACATCCTGCTGCTGGTCGTATAGTTTATCAAGAGACCCGTGAATTGATGCGTAAAATCAGACTTGAAAACCCAATTGAATACACTGAAGAAATTCGACAACACATGTCAGAAGTTCACATTGGAATCAAAGACTCCGAAGAAACCAAAGCAAAGAAATCCGAAAGTGCCAAAGAAGCTTGGGATAAACGAATTGATTATTCTCGAAAATGCGATGCTCCTGGTTGCGAGGTCTCAGGCAAAGCAAAATACAAGATAATCAATGGAATTCGTTATTGTAACAAGCATGGTTTGCGACTACTGCGCTATAATAGATTAGATTGTTTAAGCGACTAATATCGCAGTATATTATAGACAATCTACTCATTTGAGGACCACAATGACTTTTAAACACATGAAATTTGAGGATTCTCCAACAATGCGTGCCTTGGAAAAGGTTGCTAAGGAGAGAGGTTTGGTTAAGCCAGAAACTCTTCAAAAGAAGGCGTCTATTGCTAAAAAGGCAGATTATACACCAACTTCTGATCTAATGGAAAATATTTTTAAGCTATGTTCTGGTTTAAGAGCATCTGGTCTGGAAAAAGAAGCACTTGAGATTGAGACCAGTTATTTTAACTACAAACGTGCTCAGACTCTTTATGAAACTTCAAAAGAAAAAGGCGAAGACCTAGTTCAATCAGCTCACCCAAAAGGTAGTCATAAATTAGAAGGTGTTGAAGGCGACGAGGCAACTATTGAAGATATTCTTGATCAACATCTTAAAATGATGAAGTCTGTTGAAAAGAAACCTACTGGTAAATTATCTTCTTCTCGTGCCATTCTTAATGCAGTTAAGGTAGTTTTAGCTCAAGAAGTGGCTCCAGAAGAAACCGAAGAAGAATTAAGTCGACAGCTTATTGCACAAGCCACTAAAATTATCCCTATGATCAATAGTTTGATTAGTAGACTTAAAGAATATGGAGGCAACGGTTTTGATAAAGCTAAGGCTGAAGTATTTGGTAACACTATTACTAGTAATTTAGCTAAGACTCCAATTGGTAGAGAGCAACTAAATATTATTTCAGACAACTGGAGAAAATTAATCACATGGGCCAGAGGCGCTGGTAAGTTTGGTGGAGATTTTGGTAGTAAACTTGTTCCATGGGAAACGGATTCTGAAAGGGCGGGTGCTCAAAATTGGAATGCCAATATATCAGGCTATGCTAATAGGGTTGTTGCTGAGATTAATAAACTAGCACCGCTTGTTAATAAGAAGGCAACCATTCAATTTATGAAAGACAGTGGATCTTATCAAGGTCCAGGCCAGCCAGCTATGGGAGAGGGCGAGGATGATGCTAAACCAAGACAAGGCGTTGTAGTAGTTTTAAATCGTGAGGCTGCGAATATTGCCTCTATAGCTAATAATGCTTTATCTGATCTTACTAGATGGCAAGGCTGGATCACCATGAAGAGAGATTCTATGAAAAAAGCAGATTTCGATACTGCAATGGCATGGCTTAAATCTCAATATACTAAGATTGATAATATCAAAAAGCAGTTCATGGAAATGAGTAATGATCCAGAAAGACAAAATCGTGAAGCTAAAGAGTTTACTAGTATGTTAAACGCACTGATTGCTGAAAATAAAGAGTTCAGAGAGGCATGGTTTCAATAATGAGTAACACTATATTTAAGAAGGGGGCAGTACCAAAACCATCTGGTGGACCAATTGCCGCCCCAAAAACTGATACTCCTCCTCCAAAAACTGATGGAGATGCTACTACTCCACCTACTACCGCTGTACCAAAACCAGGCCAGTCTTCACAGTCAGCTAAGCCTACCGGTGGAGGAGGATATTACATTAATCCAGCTATCAAAGCAATGCAAGATGCAATGCAACGATTTGCTGCCGGTGTAACTAAGTATTCTTTCAAGAAAACTAAACCAGGTGAAAAGCCAGTTGTAGATGACTCAAAAAAGCCATTTAATGATTTCATTACCGAACAGTATATGGCAGATTCTCCTATCAAAGGCCAAGAGTACTCTACTGACCCAAATCGTCAAAAGTTACAAGAAAAACAGCCAACTGATTTAATTGAGATGAATAATGTTATTGATGGTCTCAAAAGAATTGGCTCTCCTGGCACACCACCAGGTAGTGAATTAAAGGCTGATAGTATTTGGGATTTTAGAACTAACAACGCACTCAAAAACATTTATGCCTTTGCTTATGCTTTAGTTAATCTATCTAAAGATTTTGGAAGGACTAATATACAATCTTTTAATGATGATGATTTAACAAAAATGTCGGAGCTTATTCCAAAAGAAGATAATCCTGCCAACTTACCTGCGGCTGAAAAAACTGCTAAAGCAAAAGAACTAACTACATTAATCAATAAACTATCTAATTTTTATTCTTACTATGTAGATGCTATTGCTCAACATCCAGCTTATGTAAGACATATTATTGGAGAAGAACCCCTAATTACTATCAAGCCGGGTGGTGGAGACCCTATTGCATTTACGCCTGAAGAGCAGAAGATGATGCAAAATGTAGATCAATTGACAGTAAATTTTGGACAAGGTCCATTGCCGTTAAGCGCTCTCAAAAATCTCAATTTTTTTAGAGAATTTTTGACTGAGAATATGAAGTATCAACCAAATCAAACTAGCAATCCAAAAATACTATTAGCTTTTCTAAAATCATTTTCCGATTTTGCAGATCAAGCTATTCAAAAAGCTCAATTAAAGGCCACGCCACAACCTAAGCAGCAACTTGATGCAGGTACGCCACTTAGTGGTACCGGTCCAGTCAGACAAGTATAAGGATACCAATGTCTTTTATTTATGACGATCTAAAATTACTAAAATCTCTAATAGTTGCTGGGGAGAAGTCTATCCAAAAGCGTGGTCAACAAACCGATCCACAACAACTAGCTACTCTTGTATTAGCTAAGAAGATGGCTCAGCAATTGATGCGTCAAGTAGATCCTAATTCTGTACCAAAAGCTACGGCACCTATTGGAAGTGAGTTAGGTGAAGGAGCGACACCCGAATTAGATCGTAAAAATTTAGAAAGTCTTGGAGACTTTCTAAAATGGGCCTCTGATAATGCCATTACTTGGGATGGTAAGAGAGTTGCTTACGTTTATAACGATCCAAACCAACAAGGCCCGGTTGGTTATTGGAAATTCCTTACTTATAAAATTGATCGAGAGAGGGACCCTTATGATAGAACGGCCATTCAGGTTCCAGCTTATGCTGACAAAGATGCTCTTATCAAGCTTATTACTTATTTAAGAGACTCTCAAGAGGCTAAGACTGAAAAAGTATTTGCTGTTATGTTGGGACGCCTTATTAATCAAACAAATCAGTTTTTGGAAAAGACTGAGCAAATTGGTCCACGTACTGAACAAAAGCCAGCCGAAGCATTCAATGCAAATGATGTAGTTGATGGTTTTAAAGATACGACCATTAACATCAAAGATCCATATGCTGGAATTCAAGAATTTATGAAAGCAACTGACCCAAATATGATTCTCAATAGAATGACTTGGAGAGATGTTAGCTCTAAAGCTGGCTTAATAGATTGGCTTCGTGGTATGAAATTTATTGGAGAAGATGGTAAACCATATGATCCAACGGCCCCAGGAGTAGACCCATGTGGAGCAATTCATGTTCTTTACTTACGTGCTAAATATCTATCTCAGTATGCTACCGATAGACTACGTCCAGGTTTTTCTAAGCTTGAGCAAGCATACTTAAAACAGATTCAAACTCTGGGCCCACAGTTTGATTTTAATGATCAAGCTTGTGCAGTAACCAAACCAGGAACTATTACTCCTCAACAGCCGGGTCAGCCGGGTCAGCCAGGCCAGCAAGGACAAAGTGGACAGCCTGGAAAGATTAGTCCGCAAGCACTTCAGCAATTAGCTGCGCTACGACCATTCCACACAAACAATATTGATTTTAGAGAAATTAAACTATTCTTAGATCGATACAATCAACTAGCTAACAAGCCAGGTATTGATGCTATGATTGGTCAAATTAAGCACTCTATGGACATGGCTAATCGATTAATGGGAACTGCTGACGCTCCAATTCAGATTGATAACTTAACTGGCGATCAAGTGAAGGATTGGTCAAATCAACCAATTCCATTGTTGAATATTCTAAATACCATTATTTCATACTCTGGAAGAGTATACCAGGATTTCTTTAATGAGTTCAATACTATTCTTGGAGAAGATGTCGCGAGACCAGTTGAGCAACAACTTACTGTCCAACAAACTAATCTTGGCACAATTTTACGTGTTAGAGATAATCTTATAAGAGAAATACCAACAAGCACTACCCCTAGAGGCAAACGATGATATCCAATAGTGAAGTTAGCTTTTGTGTTGACACACTACTTGTAGAGACCGTATTAGCGGAACCAAAACTCTACAAAAAGGCTGGCTTCGTCCAAGATCTGCTTGGCAAAGTAAAAGACTATTTTAGTCGTCAGATTGATCCTAATAATCCAGTCAAAAGTGTAATTGACATTTTGGCACCTGGCGCATTATGGTTATTATTTCAATCTATTGGAATTGGTAAGTGGGGTTTTCTACTTGCTACACTTATGGATGTATTCCATGTTGACGTAAGTGGTATGTTAACATCTCTTTGGAACAAAGTCAAAGAAATGATCGGTGGAGGACAGAAGACTTCGTCAGCAGCAGTTGATGCAGCTACTGAGTCTACTGTACAACAATTTAATGATCCCGCCACTCCACAAGAAGAGCAGCAAGGTATGACTATCTTAAAGCAGAAACAAAATCCTACTGAAAATTCAGCAAGTGATCATAAAGTCTATAGTTCACTTGAGCTATTAAAAGATGCTAGAATGTTTAGACTAGCTATTATAAACTATGAAGCTCAAACACTTAGACTTACTTCAGAAGGTTTTGATAAAACTGCTGGATTTTTTGGTAGTACTAAATCTAAAGGTGTTAGTTTACTAGGTAAAATTTTTGGTTGGATTATCAAGTTGGCCTTAGCTTCTGCGGGTTTAATGGTAGCTGGTGATGTTGCCAATGAAGTATTGGGTCGACCAAGCGCGTTAAGCGGCACATATCAGCGAGGCCAAGAGTCTCAAAATGAAGGAACTAGATCATCTACTCCTCCTAGAGCTACACAAACTAAATTTCCTTTCAAAGGAGATAGTCCGTTACCACAATCTTTTCCTCTAGTAAATAATGATAGTAATATTGAAAATATGCTAGTTCAATTTACTAAAGACACATACTCTGGTCTAGATGGTAAAGAAATCTTCATCCGAAACAGTCCGGCTTTTCAGGCTGTTAAAGATGATATTTCTTTCTTTAATGTACATAATCCCAATAGTGCAGCTATCTTTTTACCAAAGCATTATAGAACTAGAAGAGCTTTAGTAGATTACTATATAGATGATGTGGCTAAAAGCGCCTCATAATTAAGGCATAACATGACATATCAATACAATTTCTTTTTAGGTGAAACCACATGAGAAAAAGCGAGATATTTGAAAGTTTTGTTAAGATTGCCCAAGAGAGGGGACTTGTGTCTCAAGCCGATGAAAAATCAACTCGTGCTGAGCATACCGAAAAATCTTTTTCTGAGACCAATCCAAGAATGGACTCATTGAGTATTGAACAGATTAGTAAACTATATAATACCAAACCACCAGCTCCAAAAGAGATGGAATACAAGCGCAATATTATCGAAAATGCGCATCCAGAGTCAGTTGTTGTTTCACCATCTTATGATAAATTAAATGGTCTAGTTGAAAATGAAAATGAAGGTCAAGCTATCCGCGCCCGCATCGTCATGAAATATCCGGACGGTCATTTGACACAGCGTAAATATGCCAAGAAGAATTTGTTACTTTCTTTGGTTCGAGTTGGCAATGAGCTAGACGCTCGTGATAGTGAAGAACTTCGTAAATTAGCCGATGTTTGTTTAATGCAAGCTAGCGAAACTTGTTTTCATAAAAAAGCAGTTCCAGTAGTACCGATTGTTATTGGAATTGTGGGTTTAATAGGCGCAGTTTATGCTTATGAGCATATTACAGTGAGAGAAGGTTTGCAGTTTGATTATAAGGAATTGACAGATAAAATTGTGGCGCTACAAAAAGAAACTATGGAATATGGATTTGGTTATAAGTTTTCTGAAGAGTTCAATAGATTCTTAGCAGATCTTTCTAGTAAAGTTGTTATGCTTCATGATGCCGTTGTCAATTTTCAAAATGCTATGGCCAAAACATCGTTGCCAAAGACTAGTGAAGAGCTTACTGGTCAAAATTTAATTAGTAATGCTTCTTCACCAGAAGGTAAAGCGGTGGAAGTTGCTTATGACAACCTTAAAAAGGTTATTGCAAATCTAGATCCATACTTTATAAAGGTACATCAAAATCTTAATGACCCAGGTTTTCGTGAAAGAGTGATTCAAGACCGTGGTTTTGTTACTGAATTGATTGATAGAATCCCAGGATTACGTGGCCAACAGAGAAATGAAGCACTTTTGGGCAATTTATTTAAGGATTTGAATGATTTGGTAGAGAATTACCAAAAAGATGTGGCTACGATTAAAGAAGGTACCGATAAAGCAACACAACAAGAGCAAAAAGCACAAGCTTTTATGAGTAGAACTCTAACAAATACGCCAGCTCCGACTCAACAAGCCCCAGAAAAGTCTGTTCCTGAGAAAAAACCTGAAGATAAGGACGCATTTGATGCTTTAGAGGATGAGTTTAACAAGTTAGTCTCATAATTCTAGGCATAGGACTGTATTTTTAAGACTTAAGCTCTTTTTTATCGAAAAACATATCAATAAAGAAGTATGCTTTACAGATTTTGTAAGTAATAGGTGTAAGTAACCATGCCCCTTGAGGCATTTGAAGATTAAATAGGAAAATACAATGGCTCTAAAACTTTTACAACCAGGCATTCAGCCTTTAGGTCAGTTTGACGGTCTTGACGCAGATGTTCTACAAACCAAGGGTGGCGAAATCGTTACTTTCACTTATGTGAACACTTCTGGTCAACCAGGCGTCTTTACCGCAGGTCAAGATCAGGCCGCATATGACCAATTTGACGGTTACGTCAACGTCTCTGGTACTTTTAAGCGTCCAGCAGTAACCAAGACCCATGCAGGCACTAACTTTGCCGCTCGTCCATTAATGCTATCTGATGATGGTATTCAGGGATATGGCACTCTCTTCGGAGCAGTCGTTGGTGGTGCTGTTGGTCAACAGGTAAACGGTCCAAACAGCTACACTGGTGCTGTACTTGGCCCTCACACTGCAACCGGCTCTGGCAAGACCACTTGCTGGGATAAGCCAGGTCTCTATGCAGTATCCTTGGACGCAACTCACTCCAGCCTGCAGCCAACCAACACTACCCTAACCGGCGGTGATGCTCTAGGCTTTACAACTGGTGGTCTTTTGACTCAGGCAACTAACGCTGCCACTGTTTCTTCCAACGGTTCTGCTGTTGGCTCTGGTGGTGTCGCTGTTGTTGTTGGTCGTCTAGTAGAGTTCAACACCAACCAGTCCTTGGTAACCACTCCAAATTACTTGGTTGCTGCTTTGAACAGCCCATCTGGAAACGTCTCCTCTGTACAACCAAGAGCATTCCAGTTCGCAACCATCTACTTTGCTCCACCAGCATAAGTAACTGAATAAACTTCTCTAGCCGAGAGGCTGGGGGAGACGTAAGTCTCAAAGTCCTCACGGACTCCTCTCACCCTTTTAACTGTAAGATAAAGCTGGTAAGACTGGCAAATTTTTCTAGGAGAACCTATGAATATGTTTAGTGGTAAAGGCGAATTGAACGCCTCATCTTTAAAAGATGCATTGCAGGCATTGGTAAAGTATGCAGCCATTCTCGAAGAGAATGTTCCTGCCAACCAAGGTCTCGCCGGCCAACCAGCATTGAGCGATGAGAAACGCGATGAGTTAATCACTCGTGCTATCATGACTCAGGACGGAAAGATTGCTTTAGCTCAGGCTATGGCAAACCCAATCCGTAGAAACCTAGACTACCACGGTATCGCTCGTCGTGCCTTGGTTGTTGACCCACTACCACAGGGAGCAATTCCAACTTACGATAGAGATATCGATGTTGCCGCAGTTGTTATCTCTTCCAACGGTACAGGTCCAGAGTCCCGTGTATTCGGTGACCGTGTAGTTGTTCCTGAGTTTGAAATCTACGCCAACCCAACGGTTCGTATCGCTGAGGTAAAGCGTCGTAGATTCAACGTCATTGACCGTGCCGTTCAGAAGGCTCGTCAAGAGATTATGGCCCAAGAAGATGCTAACATCTTTGCCGCTCTTGATGCAGCTTCCTCTGTCGAGAACACTCTCACTGATATCGCCGATGCAGGTTTGATAAAGCGTGACTTGGTTGAAATCAAGTCACAGATTGAACGTTGGGACTTGGTAACCACCAAGTACTTTATGAACATCAACGAGTTCACTGACATGCTCAAGTGGGGTTCTGGTGGTGGACAAGGTGTTGGCGGAGGAGACTTCGATCCAGTAACCATGCGTGAAGTTCTACAGACCGGTCTATATGCCCACATCTGGGGTACTGATATTATGGTATCCAAGATTGTACCTCCTGGTACGATATATGGCGTGGCAGATCCCGAATTCGTAGGAGTCATGCCAATCCGTCAGGACATTGAAGTGCTTCCTGCCGACGAACCAAAACAACTAAAATTGGGTTGGGTAGTTAGCGAAATCATCGGAATTGCTATAGTTAATCCAAGAGGCTGTGCCGCCGGAAGAAAAAGCGTAGTTATCGGGGCTTGATCAATAATATCAAGTAGTTAGATAGCTAAAATGAGTTAAGAAAAAGCCGCTTTCGCGGCTTTTTCGTTGATATATAGCAGGTGTATATACATAATTTGGACTATAACTATGAGTCTAACACCTATCAAACAACGAAACACTAAAAATAATGTTCTTATCGACGCCAAAATTGATGAAATTAACCGTCTCTATCAGGAAGGTATTTCCCTAACAAAAATTGGTCAGCAACTTGGCATACACCATTTGGCCTGATCAATATTTTTTGTTGCTGTCTTTTTCATTAAAATCGACGTGCCATTTCTAGTAAACGATATTTTGTGTTCCGCTCTGGATTGCGTAGAATTTCCAGATAACACTCTTCTAGTATTTTTTTGATACGTGGGCCGGCGGGAATTCCCGCCGTCAATAGATCGTTACCATTAATTGCCATTTCTTTACGAGTTAAGACAACCAATCCTTTGTATTCCTCCAACAATGCTCCAGCCGCCAAACCCATAGGCTCAGTCAACTGTAGAAATTGTTCTAGAGTCTCTTCCCAAGGGTCGGGGCTATGGTTCTTCACGACCGCCATAAAGCTCTTATAAGCAAGAGCCGTATTCTTCTCTTGAAAAACCATAAATTTCTCGATAAGCTGAATTAAGAAGATAACTCGTTTGATTTCCTTATTAGAGAACTTCAAACCAATTAATTCTTCTTGCACCTGCTCAATCGGCAACTTGTTATACAAGAATGCTAATCTGACTTCCAAAGATCCTTGAACATAATCTTGATGAGATAACAGTGGAAGTTGCTTGCCAGCAAGAAGCGGACAAGCAATATCCAAAGCGCCAGATTCTTTTAGAATTTGGAGACCATAAGAAGGGTATGCAGACAATAAAGTTTTTGACAATTCATCACTAATACGCTCCTTGGATACCTTTTTCAAAGTTTCAAGACTGCTTCTCATTCCTTGAAAAGTATTATTATCAACTGGATAACCAAATCTGGCAGCAAATCGAGCCACTCGCATAATACGCAATCCGTCTTCTTGGAAGCGCACCAAAGGATTACCTACCGCTTTGATCAAACCATTTTTAAGGTCTTCTACTCCTCCAAAAGGGTCTTCAAAACGATAGCTAATTGGATCATAAGCAATAGCATTGATGGTTAAATCTCGTCTAGCCAAATCTTTATTAACATCCATGATAAAGAAGACTTCATTGGGCCTACGGCCGTCAGAATATTCTCCTTCAATTCTAAATGTAGTAACTTCGAAATGGTTTTCAATACCTTCACCCATGCAAACCATCACGGTTCCATATTGTAGTCCAGAAGGAATGGTTTTTGAGAAAAGCTCCATAACTCTTTTGGGGCTAGCGTCAGTGGTAATATCCCAGTCCTTGGGCTTCTGCCCTAGAAGTAGGTCTCGCACACAACCGCCTACGATAAAAGCTTGGTAATTATGTTCTTGTAGTATTTTACAAATCTCAATTGCACGAGGGTGAATTAGATGTGTGGAAATAGGTTGATGTTCCATGAAAGGCATTCTAAAACTTAAAAATTACGTGTCAAGCGGGCCGGCGTGTAATAAGTAGGCATATTAGAAGAGTTCTATCAAAAGACAGAGGCAAATGAGTTTGTTAGGGGTTACCGAGCTTTACAATTTGATTTCCAGGGGTTCACAAGATGTGTCAACCAGGAAACAATCCAGATTGCTACGTAAAGTGGCTTTGGAAACAGTAACGGCTGGTCAAGGGTTTACCAAAATGGCCTTTGATACTCGTCGTATTGATCAAGAAACAGAATACAATCCTCGTAGAGGTCTTCAGAATTATCAGCGTAGCGAACAGTTTATTTCCGAAGGTCTTGCTCAAAGAATTAAAAATTTTGCTAAACTTCGTAAAGTTCTTAATGGAATAAAAGAGGTTTATGGTAAAGATAATGATTGGCAAGATAGTAATGCCCGTATTCTTTTGACAGCTATTGATAAAGGACTTCGCACTGGTCTGGATGATGGTGATTTTGGAGCACAGAATCAACCAGGTGTTGGTAGTTTTGACTACTTAGAAGAACTTATGAATGTTAGATATCGTTTAACTTATGACGATCTAATTAGAATGGGTGAATCCGAACTCAAGAATGTTATATTA